ACTTTATAATTAATTTGTGAGCTTGCATAAGTTACTTTTGTTTTATCTTTTTCTGGTAAAAGATTCATGACATTACCTGGTCTTGGATCTTCAAACATTGGTAATGATGTAGACTCATCTGCTTTTAAAAAATAAAAACCTGATATGTGACCATTCCAATGCGTATGTAAAGTGTGATGTCCACCACCTTTTTTAGCAAACTCTTGTACCCACATTTCTGTAGTAAACAATTGATGACCTGACATATCAAAACCCATTTCACCTAATAAATTATGCGCTGTTGCACCAATATAATTTTGTAATTGTGCAAAGTTAGGATCACCAATTAGTGTTGTTGAGTGAAACACATGACCCATATCACCTTTGTCACCAAACTTTTTATTACGTTCATCAATAGTTGGTTTTAAATTTTTTTTAGAAGCCTCGATATATTTATCTGATGCTTTGTTTAAACTATCTACAAACTTAGGTTCATCTGCAAACCATATAGGAGATGCAAAATATTGTTCTAGTTGTAATTGTGTTGGATAACCAATTACTTCTTTTTTTATTTTTTGTTTTCTAGCTTTAGCTTTTTTATTTTTCATATTATTTAAATGGATATCCTAAGTTCCATATTACTAAACTGTTTCTTTCTCCACTTTTAACTGGACATACTCTATGCCATACAAAACTAGGAAACACAACTAAAGATCCTTTAGGTAGTATTTCTTTACATTTTAAAATATTAGGTTTTTTATCTGGATCTTTGTTTCTAAAATCAAACTCTAGCTCACCACCTTTGTAATCTTTTGGATCTGATAATGTTACTGTTACAGATAATTTTCTAATCTTACCATGCGATGGATCGTTTGGATGTTCTCTAGTATAAGGTTTATCCCAACTATCACAATGCCAATCATAATATTGACCTTTTTTATATTTTGTAAATTGACAAGACTCACTAAAATTCCACTCAAAATTCCAACCTGCATTTGCGTTTGCAGTATGAATATATGGTTGTATTTCTTTATAGATCCATCTATCATTCATCCAAACAATATTAGAATCTCTTTTTGTTTTTAAATCTTTAATTTGTTTTTGATTTAATTTTTTACTATCACCATAACCACCAGTGACTGCCATTTGATCTTGCATTTGATGACCATATTTTACAATGTCATCACAGATCCTAGAAGGGACTGCTGATTGAAAATACCAATAGTAATTTGTTAGGTTCATCTTTCTATATCTTTCTTATATCAATTATTAATATAAAGTCAAATTAGCCTGTTACCGCAAAAGTTGCATTACTAGTAAATACGTGTTTTGTAGTTCCACAAGCAGTTGTAACAGTTCCTCCAGTTGCTTTTGCTGGTCCTGGATATTCAACAACTACAATACCTGAACCTCCTGTACCACCACATCTACCTGGTGGGTTTCCGCCACCACCGCCACCACCACCACCTGTGTTAGCTGTTCCTGGTTGTCCTTTTTCATTTGGTGCTGGACTAGGGTGTCCTTTACCGCCACCACCAGCTCCACCACAACCACCAACACCACCTCCACCTCCTCCAGCAAATACACTTGAATTAGGTAATGATTGAGTGAAAAAAGGACTTACGTCTTTTCCTGCTCCACCGTCACCACCTGATGTACAGCCAGGAGCATTTGAACCAGCACCTCCAGCTCCTCCTCCACCACCTGATCTTTCAGAAGTACCATTACCACCTGCATTACCAAAAGCTGAACCAGGAAAACCAGACGCATCCGCTTGAGTAGTTGTACCACCAGATTCACTTCCTCTTGAACCTCCACCACCAGAACCACCTGGTCTATCTGAAGTTCTTCCAGGTTGTCCACCTGCACCACCACCACTTGCTGTAAATGTTACTAATGCTGGCATTGTTAATACTGTATCACTACCTTTTGATGCGGCACCACCTGGAGGATTACCTGGTGCTGTTGTTCCTTCTGCACCACCACCTCCAATTACAACAGGTGCAGATTGTATATCAAGATCTACATTTTGCGCTAATAACATACCTCCAGCTCCACCACCTGCTCCAGCGTCAGCACCACCTCCACCTGCTCCTGCAACAACTAAAATAGTTGCTCCTGAAATTGCAAATGTTTTTGGCCATGTTCCTTGAGACTTGGCACTAAATTGACTTTGCATTGACCACACACCA